GAATTAAAGAAGTGTATTGGGAAGTTATAATTTTTGGCGGAACTTGTAAATCCATCCCGAATTTAACCAAATCTTCATTGAATTTTATAAGCTCTGTTCCGGTTTTACCTAAAACAAACTGTAGATAGTTTAATCTCTGACCAAGCTCTTCCCCTCCTGCACCGAACCTATCCAATAGCATGGCAGATGTGTTAAGTTTTTCAGCAAAACCAGTAGTCATGCCTGAAAAGCCAGCAAAAGAACCCTGTAACGCCGTTAAGGATTCTGCTGACTCTGCCAAACTTGTTCCAAACCTTGATGTTGCGTCAAAAGAATTTTCAATAATTGATGCGTATGCTGTTCCTTGACCTGTTGCTGATGCCACCTCCGCTAAAACTTCATCAAACTGCTTAAGCATTTGAAACGTATTATTGATAGCAAAAGCAATGACGCCTGTTTTACTGAAATTTTTCTTTAGCGATTCTCCTGCTTTGCCGAATATATCCGAAAGCTTTCCACCGGCTTCTACAGCATCTAAGATATTTTTTGTAAGACTTGGACCAAAACCTAGTGCTCTTGCAAATGAATCAGCCATATCTTCTGCTGCATTTGCACCTGTTTGAATAGCTTTGTTTAAGTCTAGCTGTGTCCGGAGTAGCTTTTGAGACGTTTGTAATTGCTGCAATCTTGCATCAGCCGAAGCCTTATCTAAGCCAACGATTGAATCTAACAGAGCAAATTGTTTTTCATATGATTCTTTTGTGATTTGCCCCCGTTTCAGTTGGAGTTGTAACAATGCTTCTTCGCTAGCAAGAGCCGCAATTCTTATATCTTCACTCGAAGACAAATACTCTATTAGTTTTTCTTGCTGCTCTGCCTGCACCGCCAGAAGCCTAGCTTCTTTTTCGAGATCAGATACAGCTTCGCCCTTCGCCCTCTGAATTTTAATTCTGAGTTCTTCTTCTTTTTGTAATAGCTTAATTAATTGTTCTTGTTCTTGCAGTGTTGGTGTCGCCACTTATTAATCCTCTACTTGAAGGGCCATTTTATACCTGTTTGTCTTTCAAATCCCGCAATTGCTCTTTCTAGTTTATGTCTGTTACCTAATGTTCTTGGATCTGTTAGTCCGAATTCAGACAAAGCTTCTATATATCTTTTTTCATTGCCTAAAGCTCTGGCAAAAGAAGATACGGTAGAGCTACTTCCCCTAATCCTAGTAGGAACAGAGCCTCCACCAAACATTGTTCTCAACAAAACTTGTAACTGACCGCCAAGAGCAGATAAATAACCTTCATCAATCGTTTCGGGTTCAAGGTTTATTTCTACTACAACTAGATCATCGTTCATGTTTTTGTCCTCCGTTTTATAAATAGTTATAAATAATAAAAAAAAGACCAAATCACCGTAGAGGTGATGGTCTTTATTGGTTTCTACTTTTTTTTGCTTTTTCTATCTGATCATTTTCTTTTTCAAATTGCTTGCCGAGTCTATTTAAAAACCATCTTCTAATTTGAATTGGAAGATTGTATGTTTCTACAAAGCTCCAGCCGCCATGATATTTAAGTTGAAATATCTCTTCGTATACACTCTCTATGTATTCATCACTTAGGCCAAAAAAATTCAGAGGTAAACGGCACCTCCAGCACTTGACTATAAGAACATGAATGACATTCCCACTCCTGTGCAAGATCAACAGAAGGAGTTACTAATTTATATGTATTTCTCAAATACCTAGAATCAATAGCTGGCATAGCTTCAACAAACTGAGAGACTGTTACCCTGTCGTCTTGTCCGTCAACAGACACGATAAACATTTTCATTTGCTCACTAAGTGTTAATTCTGGCATTTTATTTTTTTGGCGCATTTGATTTGTTTTTAAAATCTTTGCTTCGTCTGTGCCAAAGAGTGGTCTAACTTCAACTGTAACTTTAGTTTTTGGCAATGCAAAAAGAAAAGTTCCTTTAGCTGTTTTAGTAATTGTGCCATCTTGTACCAACGGGCATTCATCTGGATCATTTACAATTTTTGCTTCTTCTAAATTAAACTCAAACTCTGCAACTGATCCGCAAGAGGGGCAAGGAATTTTTGCAGCATACTCTTCCCCATATCCAGAAATTCTCGCTGCTACAAGAATGGCAGATTTATCTCCTGTTAATAAATCAGAAACATTGATTGACTTATCAATCAAAACGCTATCTATCAGTTTATTCAATACTGTTCCATTTTTAATATAGGACTTGTTAGTGAGAATATCTTCTTCTTTTGCTGTCATGTGTCTGATTTCGACAGTTTCTTGATTGTGAAGTGGGTGCCCCTCGGGATAGAATTGACCCCTTGATGGCAGATCCACTACCTCAACAGGAACTGTAAAATTTAAAGTTGGCTGTGTTTGTTCTACTATTGCTGGGATCGGATCATCAGTTAATTCTGATGATCCGAATCTATCTTGATTGTTTCTGGATGACATAAAAACCTCTTTTTGTTTATGTCTTAATTATAGTGTAGTTTTGTTTTTTTGTTAAATTTTTATGCTGTTTTGTTAGTAAGTTTTCCATAACCATCAGAAATACTTTCTCCAGTCACACTTGTCTTAACAGAGGTTGCTTGTATCGGAGCTTTTGCGCCACCAGCCGCAATACTGTTATAGTTTGCGAAGTCGTAACGAAGCTCAATATCCATTTGCAACATATCGTCAGAAGCATATTCAAAGTCGCCCATAGTCACATTCTTAACCCAAGCGTTTCTAAGGGTCCATATTTCAACATCTTTACCTTCAGAATTTTTTGCTTTGATTTTAACTTCTCCAAGAATTTCAACAGCTTTTTGTTTTGAAATAGAAGTATAGTTGTTTTGTTGAGGTAAATTATATCCACAGGCACCAAGAATACCCATTAAGTAATATGTGGCATCAGGAGCGATTGGATCAACAAGGCTGAAAGTAACAGTTTGCCATTCCACCTTTCCCGGATAGTAGAATTTGTGGTTGTAGAAAGTGTGTTCTGTTTCAGTTACATTAAAGCTTGGTCTACCTACTTTTGTAATTACCCAAGCATCGATGCCTGCAAGATTTAAAACAAATCTATACTTTCTTTTTGGTTCGGCTGTTATATTAGCCCAAAATTTAGGTCCGTAGTTCTGTGCCATTCTTATGGTTTCCTTATTATACTATAAATAGTAGTTTAATTTATTTTTAATCCTCGAAACTTGCACCAGAGTTTGTAATCACAAAATCGATTGCGAAGAATTCAACAGCCCTAGTTGGCTTCAAGAAGATCTTTGCATAGATAGTGTTTCGATCAATAAGGTCTGGTGTAGTTGTTGTTTCGTCCAAGATGACTTTGAAGTCGTCAAGACCGAAGTTGTTCTTGATGTTGTCCAAGAATGGATTAACTTGTCCTGTAAATCTTGACCAAGTTTGTTCAACATTTTGATCGAACAGTAATTGTGCCGCAATTCTTGAAATTTCTTTCTTCACAAAGATCATCAACCTTCTCACATTAATTCTATCTAGAGCAGAAGGTGTAACTTGAAGTGTCTTTTGACCGAAAATTACAATTCCCTCATTTGGGAAAGAAGCGATTGGATTGATGCTTCTTTCATATAAGAAATCTCTCTCTTTAGAGTTTAATCTTTGCCTAACATTTGAAACTGGAATTCCGGCTGCGCCCCCAGTAAGACCGCCTCTGTTAAAGCCTGCTGGTGCAAACCAAAGTGCAGATTCATTTTCAGAAAATGACATTGCCCCGATTGCAGCAATTGAAGGTGGTGCCCAGATTTGTCTTCCTGTGATAGTGTCTGAAATTCTAACCCAAGGATAATAAGTTGCCCCGTAACTTGAATTGAGTGTTCTTAGGCTCATATTATCCCCAACCTCAATTACATGCTGGGAAACTCCACCACGACCAGTTCCGGAGGTCATTCTTTGTTGTTCGCTCTGATTGTTTTCTGAAGCTGGGACATACCCACCACGAGGGTCTATAACTGCCAAGGCATCTCCCCTCTCTTCACAAACATTAATCATGTGAGTTGTAAGACCCTCATTGACAATTCCGGGAACAGAGATTATATTTGCTTCAATAAATTCTGGATCTGCAAACATATCTATAGTTTTCTTTACCGAGTAAAACATAGAGCTTTCTGTTTCTGATGCCCCTTCGTAAAGGGAGCCATTGTTAGCAGCAAGCCTATGATTAAAAGGTTCTTTTTCCGTAATGTTAAATCCATCAAACCCACCATAAAGAGGGGCAGT